GGTACAAATCCTGTTAATTCATCTTTTAAATAACCCATTTTACATTCCTCCTTCTTTTTTGGGTAAAATAAAAAGACATCTAAAATGTCTTAAATTTTTCTTGATTGATTTTCTTTAATTATTCCAACAAAGTCTGTTGCTCCAGTATTATTACTCTGGTTACCACTTGCTGGAATATAGTGGTATGGCTGATTTCCACTTTGTTCAGTTTCTCCAAATAAATCTTTATAAGTTTCCTTATTAGATTTCATTTGTTCTTCAATTCCAGATACTACTTTCTCGCCTTTTTCATCTAATAGTATTTTAGATAAATCAAACTTATTAAGTAATAATTCTGGATGTTTTGCTTTTTCATTGTATAATGCGTCCTTAATAGCACTTTCTTTTATCAACTTTTCAGTTGTAGCCTTATGAGTTTGTTCGAGATTTTTCTTCTCATTTTCATAAGCTGTAATCTTTGCTTGTAAATCTGCATTGTCTCCATTATTTTTCTTTAAATCTGCTATTGTTGTATTTGCAGTATTTAAAGATGTTTTTGTATTGTCTAAATCTGTTTGTAGTTGATCATATTTTGCTTTCGCAATAAATTCTCCTCCATTTACATTAGCAATACTTACTTTTTTGTCCTTATCCGCTTTCTCGTTATAAGAACTTACTTTCGTTTTGACTTGATTATACAAGTCTGTTCCTAAAATTTCTTCTAAAAACTCCATTGGTATTTCTCCTTTTCTGTTGCTATTTCTGCAACTATAAAATTACTTTTCAGTAAGACAGTTTTGAGCCTTGTCCAGGGCATAATAAAAAGTCGCATTTCTACGACTTTAATTTATACTTTTAAAATATTAATAACTTATTTTTGTTCAAAATATTTACATATTTCTTTATTATCTTTTTCTCTAAAAGGATTTCCCCCTAATATATTCTTTGGTGGAATTGTTTTATATATCTTACAAATACCATTATCAAAATTCAAATTTTTACATTCATTACACATACAATATACAGGTTTTAATATTTCATGCTTTAATTGTTTTAAACTCATATCATACCTCTCTCAACCATATTTTATTATTGTCAACTTTAACTATCTCAAACCACACATCTCTTTTAAATAAAACTTCATTTTCTTCTTTTATACCTGCTAATAATCTAATATCTTTTCCTGTCTTTCCTTGTATTGTTATTTCTACTTTCAAATTGTCATCTACTTCATAATCTCCATAGTTCTTTGAAGAGGAAGTGTATTGTCCATAGTTTATATATTTATTGTTCTTATGTCTATTTATAAAGTTATTATACGCTTCTTTTCCTTGAAAATCAAATCCTATTTGTCTATATGTAACTTTGTGGTAATTAGGTAATTTATCAAGTCCTTTATCTATATTTTGTATTAACTCTATTTCGTTTTTATCAAGCTTTATATTGTTTCTTAACTTTTCATTTAATGTATATGCTCTTGAACTTGAATACTCTGCTATTGCTCCTTTTTCTGTTTCTGTCATCTCTACATATTTTGCTTTCCATTCGTCGTAATTCATATCTTGCGGAACTAATATGCTATTCCCATTTTCATCTCTTACTCGTCTTTGCAAATCTTTTGTCACTTCATCGTCAAATTCTGCTACAGTTGTACAACGGTCATTTGGATGTATTGGTGGATAGCTCTTTCCTGATATTCTATCTTTTACATTGAACACTTTGTTGTCTAATTCTGCACAATGGTCACAAGTTACATTATCAAGCGTTGCTATAAATCTGTACTTGTCAATGTCTAATTCTTCATAACTTAGCATTTCGCTTTCGTTTGCAAAGTGATTTACTTCTGTTCTTACTAGTGTAGTAGAATTGTATAAGCCTACATTCATATATTCGGATAGTTCTTTACTTATTTTTTGAATAGATTTTCCGCTCATACTATCAGCTGTTAGTTGTGTTCTAAGATAATTGCCTAATTTTTCGCTATTATTCCATATTCTTTTAGAGAAATTTGCACTATTAGTCCAATTTTCATTAAGTATCAAGTTTATTGTTCTATTATCTATTTGTGCAAAACTAAATCCTAATCCTGTACCTTTTTGAATATCGTATATGTTATGATAATATCCCTCTTTTATTGTGTCTACATATCTTATTTCTGTTATCTTTTGCTCTATATCTGCTAATTTCTTTAATTCTATATTAATATTGTCCTGCAATGATTGATATCTACTAATTCTATAAGAATATGCAGGAGCATTATATTTAGCAAGTAGTTTTCTTTTTATATCTACATCGTCAATACCATTTATTTCCTTTAAAAGATTATTATAAAATTCTTTTGTTTCTTTTGTATTTAATAACTCTAGTGCTTCCTTTTTCGTTAGTTTTCCATCTGTAGCATATTTATTAAATATTTTAGTAATCTCTTTGTTAATGTTCTTTGTAGCTTTCTCGTAGGTTTGTATCAATGAATTAATTGTGTTTTCTGTGCCTTTTTCCAGTCTTTTCATTAATTCAGTAGAACGTTTTTCCCAATATCCTCTTGGTTTTCTTGCCATAAAAATAACACCTCCTATTCGGTGTCATCATCTTCATTATGATCATCGTTGAAACCACCTGCATTTGCAAATATTTCTTGTTGTCTTTTTTGTGCTTCTTCTTTTTGTACTTTTAGCTTCTTTAATTCTTCTTCTGGATTTTCCACCCAAGGATGATTTTTTACTATCGTTTCATCTGATATTGTTTCACTTGCTTTACTTTCATTTGCTATTTGTGCATTTTCTAAGTCATTACTTATCATATTTCTGGTCCAAGTTTGTGTGATTGTCTTTGTTTGCCAGTCTGATATTTTTAAAAACTTCATTATTGCTCTTACTAATTGTGCAAACCCTTTTTCAAATTCTATCTGTGTCAATCCTGCTTTTAATTCTAGTTTTCTATAAAAGAATTTCAATGCTACTCCACTTGCATTTCCAAAATCTTCATTGTCTTGTTGAAGTGCCTGTCCACTTTCGTATATTTGCTTTTTCAATATTTCTAATATACTGTTTCTTGCTTCTACAGGAATTTCAATAGATAATGTCCTTAAATCTCCATTTGCTCCTTTTTCATTTATTCCTGCTTTTACTGCTTTATATCTTTTTAAATTACCAATAAATTCTTTTAGATCTTCCCCACCATAATTTTCAAGTATATAGATAAGTTGTTGTATATCTTCTAAATCATTTGCATAACCGCTCATTACTTTGTCATATATGTCAATTAAGTCTTTATATTTCTTTAAATCGCTTATCATATTTCTGTTGTTTTTAAATTCAATGAAAGGCACTTCTTCTAAATCGTGTTCAAATTCTTCGTAAGCTTCTGGCATATATGTAAGCCCTGTACCTGATAAATTGCCTTTAAACTTATATTTTTCGCAATGCTTATTGTCCCAAAACTCAAATATTACATACGACTTAGTATTGTATCTTTCATCTTCTTCAACTACTTCATAATATCTATAAAACCCTATTAACTTCTTTTTTAGTTTTCCGTCAAATTGTGGTAAACATTGTTCTGTTTCTACTGTTGCATATTGAAATGCATGATCTTCTATCCAATAATGCAACCACCCTACTTTATTATTTGTTGCATTTGTACATAAATAAGCACTTTCGCTTTTAAAGTCATCTCCTAAAGTTTCTGCTATCTGTCTATTTATCTTTTTATCTCCTACGTCGAATAATACTGGGTTCGTAAACATATATGCTACTTTCTCATCTGTTATAAGTTGATGAAAATTATGTGATACTCTATTATCTGCATTTCTTAGTGGATCTGTATCTGCTGGCAATATGCCTATATTTTTAATCATATTATCATTTTCGTAATATTTCTTCTCTATTGCTATTTGTCTTCTTCTTTCATAATCTTGTGTTATTATTCTTTTTATCTTGTTTATATCCATATTAATACCTCTTATTTCAATATTGATAAACCACCTTGTTTTGGCTCATATAAAGAAAGGACTAAACCATCTCCACGATCTGGAGAAGTTAGTCCTCGTTTTTTCATTTCTTCTTTTCTTTCTAATTCTATCTTGCCGTCACTATTTATTCTGTATTTTCTATTGCTTAATTGTGTAATCTGTTTATCATCATATATAAGTTCTATTTCATTTCTTTTTAACTTTTCTCGTAATAATCCCCACATTAAACCTGTACTATTACTAAATTCAACTGGTTCTTCCTTTTTATTTTTTCCGCCTACTCCTCCAAAGTGACATTCATATAGTTTAACTGTTACCCAGTTTTTTTGCTGCTTTATTTCTTTTAATCTATCATATACTCCAACACCTAAGCCATCGCAGTCTATTTTTATATGTATTGGTATTCCTATGTGTTTTACTCTTAATTCTTCTACTATTTGTACTATTCTTCCTGTAACCTGCATTGTATCATTATGATGTAATACATTTAGTGGCTGTTGATATGTTTTATCAAATAATGTGTTTATTATTGTTTCGTCATCTCCATATCTTGCAACGTCAACGCCCACGTCAATTCTATCTGCTGGATAATTTCTTGTACTTTTCTTGCTACAATTTTCTACCCAATCAAGTTGTATAAAACTGTCTGGCATTGCTTTTGGAAATTCTCCAGCTACACGAACTCTATACACATCACTTTCTAGTCCATACATATCTATAATCATTTGAATATAATCTTTTGATACTCTTTTTGAGTTTTCTCCAGACACCTTAAATGTGCTATAAATACTTCTATTCTTGTTGTGACTATCAAAAAAGAAACCACTAAGTTGAGTTGGGTTTCCGCACATTATTAGCTTTGCGTCTTGTGTCGAAAGAGAACCGTAATACTGGTTCAAATACTACATCTTTTACACCAGATGCTTCATCTATAATATATAATAAATGTTCTGCGTGAAATCCTTGCAATGCGTCTGGATGTGTTGCTGTACGCGGTACTGCAAACCAGTTTTCTGGATTAGATTTCATGTATAATTTTTCTTGTGTCCACTCTATTTCAGTTTTTAATGTATCATTAAGCCATTTTGCCACTTCTGCCCATAAAATGTCATGTAGTTGATGCTTTGTTGGAGCTGTACAAGGTATTTTTGGAAATGGTCTTGTACACATAAACCAAATAATAAGCCAGCTTTGTAATGCTGACTTTCCTATTCCGTGTCCACTTCTTACACTTGTTAATTGATTGTTCGCTACACTTTCTAATATTTCTCCTTGTATATTATCTGGTGTTGCTTTTATAATGTCTTTTACAAACTCTACTGGTCTATCTTTGTAATATAATATTGCTTTTGTAGATAGCATTATTTATCATCTACTTTCTGTTCATAAGCTTTTTGTATTGCTTTCGCAAGTGACATTCCATTATCAGATACATTAATGTCTTGCTTATTTCTCCATTGTTTTGGCTTTCTATTATTTAGCCAATATATTTGAGCCGTTACATTTCCATTTAATGCACTCTTAAGCAAAGCATTTTCTACTTCATAATCCACTACTTCTTTTCCTTTTTTTAGGGCCTCGGAAAACTCGGTGTATTCTTTTTGATATTTATATAAAGTATCTGGGTTTATTCCTAATTTTTCTGCTATTTGTTCATTTGTTAATCCGTCTCTAGCCCAACCTTCTACTAATATTAGTTTATCTTTAACTTGTTCCCATTTTGACTTTGCCACCTCACTCACCTACCATTTTTGACTTGTTTGTTTTCTCTTCTTGGCACAAATAAAATCAGCACATTTCACTACTGTACTGATTTGTTCTTCTTCTATGATCTTAGATTCTTTTATATTATGTGTGCAATTTTCATTTACACAATTAGAACATATTTTATCTTTATATAATTGTTTCATTTTTTACCTCTTTCGTATAATAAAATAATAGAGCCTATCTTATTTGATAGCCCCTTTGTCGAATTTGGTTGTCGATTTTTATTTTATAATATTGACAAACACGTTTGCATTTTGATATACTTTATCCAAGTTGTTAACTTCTTCCAGTTGGATGCATAAATGAGTAGCTGAATAGCTACTGGCAGTTCAACTGCTGGTTTATGCATCTAACTGTTTTCATGGCAGTTTGGTGCAAATACTAAAGAAGGAGGTACACGATTATGTTTAATACTTTATTAAGCTGGTTGTGTGCGGTGGGAATTTTCGCATTGCGGATTGTGCTTCTTAGTACATATTTGCTCTAAGAGTAAATACTCGTTTAAATACGAATCCACTAAACGAAAATTTGAGATTTATCCCAACGCAAAAGATAAATCTCAACCACATAAAAAACAACGCTAGAGATAAGAGCTTCGGCTCTTTTCTCTTTTTTTATTATTGTAATAATACTCTTTAGTTTTGTCAATTACAATTTTATTAAGTTTATATTACAACTTTATTACATAATTATATCAATCTTTTAGAAAAAATCAACACTTTTATAAAACATTTTTCACTTTTTTATTGATTTTATGCAACTTCTAGCTATATTATACCACTTTTATGTTAATTTTGCAAATTTAAAGAGCTGGCTATTAACCAACTCTTAAAGAACGGCATTTTTTTCTTCTATCATTTCTTCTTAGCCGTTTGGCAAGAGACTTTTTCTAAAATCTCTCAGAAAATTTTTGATGCTTGGGCTTAGCCATTTCTGACTGCATCTAATCGGGTGTCTTTATCGCAATAAAGTATTAAGAATCTGTTCTTAACTTTTATTGCTATTATAATTAAAACATATTTAAAATGTAAGATACAAGGAGATTTTGTAAGATGTTAATTTAATTGTGAATATAAGTATAATGCTTCTCCATGTAACTCACAAGTATATTCTCTTGTATAGCCCAACCTATCTGCAACATCTTCCCATTTTTTTGCCCTTGTATATCTAAAAAATAATATATTTCTATATGGCTGCTCTAATTTTTCTATCTTATCGTCAATTATAAACTTTCTTATTAAAAGTTCTTTCATCTTTTCTGTGTAGTCTACTTTTAATTCATCTAGTCTACTTATTGCGTCTCCAAACTTGTCTGGACTTTCGCTAGAACTATTAGTTTTTGTTAATGACAATGTTGGCGTTATTTTTTCTACTTTCGCTCTAACTTCTTCAGTATCTTCTAATCTTTCATCTATGTATTTGATATTTTCTCTATATTCATTTAATTCTTTTTTAGCTTGTGCAATCTTATCTTTTTCTTCCTCTGTTAAGATTCTTTTTTGTTTTGCCATATCTTATGTACCTCCATTTTTATTTTTCACTATAGTTTTTTATGTCTCTTTCTATATCTTTAATATTTACTTTGTGATCTGGCTTATAGAATCTACATTCTTCTTTCTTACAATATAGATCTGTTAATGCTATACAGCCTTCCTTTCCTTCTCTATTTCTATATGCAAAACAACTTATTTTTGCTTCATTGTCCATTCTGGCTCTCCTTTCTTTTGTTTCTAAACTTTCTTTATATTGTTTTTTCCTTAAAATTCCTCCTCTAAAATTGTTTTAATAAATATTCTTGCTCAAATTTTGTTAAATTAAAATTTAATATATTGTTCATTTTTTCTTTAAAATCTTCTTTGTTAAAAAATATATTAGATTTATGGCAAGTAAATTTTTTATTTCCACAACTATCAATAACGTACGATTTCTTACTGTTACTTTCTCCATAAACTCTTACTTTTTGTAGCTTATATTCTGGCTCATCATTAAAATCATTAGAACTTTGATTATATATAATTCTCTTTGCTTTAATGTATTCCATCTTCACACCTCTTTCTTATTCTTCTATCTGTATCGGTATTCTATTTATAGCACCACAGGTTTTACATTGAGTATAAGGACTACCTGACTTTATGGCTCTTATTGATATTCTTGTTTCGTTATAATAGTTACATTTTTCACATATATAACTGATTTTTGGGCTTTTCCCAAATAATGTACTTAATGACATATTATACATTTCAAATCTTTTACAGGTGTACATACTATCTCTCTTTCTTATTCTCTAGCCATAAAATCCATATGAACTTATTGGCTTACTTGGTAGCTTATTTCCTAAGCCTGTTATCAATTTTTGTACTTGCTTTCTAGTCATATTACTGAAATCTCCATTAGGATAAAATTTCTTAAAGTAGTTTTTAACTGTTTCTTGTCCTAAATAATCTATTATTTTATTAAGTTTAGTTATTTGTTTATCTGTTGGATTATCCATATTCCCTCCTAAAATGGTAAATTATTATTGTTCTTATTTAATAAGTTATCTATTTTATTTGAAAAATGAGCTTTTATTTGGTCTACTATGTAATATCTAAATTTTGCCTTTATCTTTCTTAGTCCTTTTAATTCGTAATTTATAGTGTATTCTGGGTCTACTGTTCCATAAGCCCAATGTGCTAGATACTCTCCACAATCCTCACAATATATATCGTATTCAACTGTATGATAATCTTCTCTTATAACGTTTCTTTCTCCGTGATGTTTGTGTTTACATTTCCTCATCTCTTATCTCCTCTCAAAATGGTAATTCATCTTGTCCTATATCAAAAGGTGTATTTACGGTATTTTACACTTGTTTACAGTTCTGTATCTAATAGTTCTTCTAAAGCCATATAATAACCTTGTCTAAACATAACATCTTCTGTATGTTTTTCTCTATCTGCTTTACCTTCGTTAATGGTTCGCTCTTTTTCTTCTTTTATCTTCTCTACTAAACTATCATACTTATTTGCTTTAGCTATGTAGTCTAATTGTTCAAACATATTAATTCTTTTGCTTTTTAATATTCTTATTTTTGTGATTATTTCATCTATCGTTGCATCTTCTTCTAAATCTAATTCTTTCGCTATGTTAGATACATCTTCACTTAGCATTTGATAATTGTTTTCTAGTATTTTATAGTCTTCTTTTGTAGTCTCTCTATCTGCTAATATGTTTTCTATTGCTTGTACATCTTCTAAAGATATTCTATTATAATTTATTGTTTTGTATCTTGTTTTAAATGTTTTTAATATCTTTATATCTTCTTCTATATTTGTTTTATTGCTCATTTTGTATCCTCCTCATTTCTTATATATTCAGAAATAATTTGTCTTGCTTTCATCATAGCCAACTGATAACCTTCTTGCATACCATTTATTTTTTCTCTTTCTACTCTGAAATTATCTAGTTGTATATCTTCGCACTCTCGTAATTTACTTATTATCTCATCTGCTTTGCTCATTTTCTCACTTCCTTCAATATTATTTTTTCAACCCTATTTAATGCTTCAAAGTAGCTTATGAACTTACCCTCATGTCTGTTTCTCACATCTAGTCTTATTATTTTTAATTGCTGATTGTATCTATTCTTGTATATCTCTGCTACTTTGAACTTACTGTAGCCTTTTCGCCATTCTTGTAGTATCTCTTCATCACTCATACTAACACCTCAATGTTAGTATTTACAAAGCTTTTGTTTTTATTTACTCCTTTTCTATTTGTTTTTCAAAATATTGCTTTATGCACTCTTTTTGACAATTTTCTTTTACACATAATGATGAACATTGAAAATCCATTTTATCGAAATCTACATATTCTGACATCAAATCTATGATCTTATCTTTCTTTTCTATCTCTGCTTGTTGTGCTTTAATTATGTTAAATTGCTCGTTATACTTTTCTTTTAACTTATTTAACTTTTTATTCTCTTCACTTAGTTCAGTTAGTTTTAGCCTATGAAATTTGATTTCTCCTCTTAATAATTCTTCCTCTGTCATAAATTATTCCTTTCTAGTTTGAAAGAAGCACATAGTCAACACTCCTACAATTACTCCTAGTTCAAAACTAATTATTAACCCTAGCATTACGTGCCTCCTTTTGCATATCAAGATATGTAACACCGAACAGCATATGCTGCCCAAATGTCTTTCTTAAATCCATAAAACCAACCGTGGATTTTTCTTTGTTCCTACAGGTCCAAATCTATCAATTAACGCTTGTCTGATATTGCTATCTTTTGCTTTCATGCTATGGCATAAGTTCATTTTCTCGTCTTTGCGATATATGTATTCTGTGGACTTTCTACAATTCAATGCTAATTCTTGAAATCTTCCTATCCATACACAAGTATCAAATACTGTTTGTCCTACACTCATTCCATATGAAGCAATCATCTCAATTACTAATAAATTGTAATCTTCATTATATAAAACTGTTCTTATTTGTCTATTTGCAACTTTATCAAATTCTAATGGCTTATATGTTTCACTATCTATTATGCAAAATGCACTTTCCACATTCCCGTGGGTCTATTGCTAAAATTTTCATCTTTTACCTCCTAAGCCTTTAATAAATTAGTTTGATACTTGAAAATAAGCGGTTCTACATGTCTTTGAGCATCTAATTGCGTTATTCTTATTCCTTTTTTCTTCTTGTTTTCCATATATAATTTTGAAATCTGCATAACAGTTAAACCTTTTTTCCATTCTTTAATTATTCTTTCATCTGTCATTTCTGGAATTAATTTGTCTTTTTCCATTTTTATCAACTCCTAAATTCTTATATATACTTTTTATACTTTCTTGTGCGGAAGGTATCCTATATGGGCATTTCAGATTTCCTTTGAAGTCTTCTTACTCTAATGCTTGACACCCTCCACAATATCCTTTTTCTATTGCTTTTTTACAGCTTTCTATTAGTTCTGTATATTTCATAAGCTAAGCCTCATCGATTAATTGCCAGAATTTTTCTGCTCCATAATCGTTTATAAGTATTTTTCTTAATTCTGATAATTCTATTTCTTCTAAGTCTTGAATATTATGTTCTTTGCAGAACTTATTTGTTCCAAATGAACAAGCTCCTGTTAGTACTCGATATTGACTTCTTGTTACTTTTCCAGTTTCTTTTATTTTTGAAATTATTTCGGTTTTATCAATATTGTCCAGTTTTTTTAATGTCAAGTCTTCTACTGCTTCTCTTACTGTATATCCATGTGCTGATAAATTGCCTTCTTTTGCAATATAAATTTCACTTACATCTTCATTTAAAGTATCATCTAAATCTATTGCTTTGACTATTGTAACATTATCTCTTTTTTTCTCTGAAATCTTAATTGTCCAAATGCCATCTACATTTTCTACTTCATAAAATTCTTTTTTCCATAATGTGTAATATGTATTTGATTTTAATGTATTTCCATTATGATCCTTATACTCTTTATTTCCTATTTGTGCAGACTTTGCGAAAATTGGAATAATATTATTCTCTTCATCTCTTTTATACTCTGCTAGTGAAATCCAAGTACCTTTTTTAGCTTTTATTTTTGATAGATACCCACAAGCAAATCCTATTGAACTATTGCCAGAAATATCTATTTGTGCTCCGTATCCTGAACTTCCTATTTGTGCTCCGTATCCTGAACTTCCTATTCGTGCTCTGTCTCCTGAACTTCCTATTCGTGCTCTGTCTCCTGAACTTCCTATTTGTGCTCCGTATCCTGAACTTCCTATTTGTGCTCCGTATCCTGAACTTCCTATTTGTGCTCTGTCTCCTGAACTTCCTATTTGTGCTCCGTATCCTGAACTTCCTATTCGTGCTCTGTCTCCTGAACTTCCTATTTTTTTATAGTCTTGTCCATTATCGTTATTATTTGCATCGCTTTCCTCTTTTACATTTTTTATAAAGTCTATAAGTTTTACAGTAAAGTCACTTACTAACTTAATTCCTATTTTTTCTATAGCTTCTTTAAAAAAATCAAACATTTTACTTCCTCCTAATCCACTCTTGGTATATAGCTCATATTTCTTTGCTCTAAGCCTTTTTGTGTCATTCTATAAACAGCTACTTGTTTACCTGTCCATTTACATTTTCTCTTGTCGATAACTTCTACTAAGCCCATTTGCTCTAGTTCAGTTAAACGTGGAGCTGTGTAGTTTCTTTCTGTACTGGGTATTAGCTGTAATTCAAACAATTCAACTGCTATTTCCTTAGCTGTTTTATTACCACAACATAGTCTATCTAGTATCTGCTCATATCTAAGTTTCTGTTTTGGTTTTATATCTTCTAAACTTAATTGTCTTGTAATTTCAGTTATCATTTGTTATCACTCCTTCTATCTGCTTTATGATCTCGTCTATTTCCTCTTTTGCTTCCTGATGCTCTTCACATTTTCTATCTAATTTTGACTTTGCAAAAGATAAATAGAATATAATTTTCTTATTTATTTCTAACATCTTATTACCTCTCTATGTTCCTAAATTCGCTATTTATCTTGTTAAATATTAACTTAAAATCACCTGTGTTCCCTGCTCTCTGTTTTTGTAAATCTACTGTAACAATATCGTTTTCCGCTTCTTGTTGATATAAAAAGATTACATTGTCTGCGTCTTGCTCTATCGCCCCACTCTCTCTTATATCCGCCAATGTTGGTTCGCTTCTACTAGCATTTCTATTTAACTGACATAAAGCAATTATCGGAATATCTATATCTAAACTTAATAATTTTAATGTTCTCGATATATCTGCTACCTCTTGTTCTCTACTTTTAAAATTTCCAGCATTTCTAACTAGTTGTAAATAATCTATAATTAGCAAATCTATATTGTTTCTATTTTTCATTCTTCTTGCTTCTATCTCTATTTCTTGAATAGTGTTTGTTTTTGTTAAAATAGTTATTGGTATTTTGCTGACTTCATTACAAGCAACTGATACTCTCGCTACTTCTTCATCACTCAAATCTCCATTTCTTATTTTTCTTGAGTTTATCCTTGTTCTTTTTGCAAGTATTTTTTGAATTATTTGTTCTTCTGACATTTCTAAGCTTATATATGCTACTTTCTTTCCCTTGCTTGCAATTCTATCTGCTATTTGTAATGCAAAAGTAGTTTTTCCTACACCGCGGTCTAGCACCTATGACAGTGAGTTCTCCTTCATGTAACCCGTCTGTTAGTGCATCTAAGTCAAAAATTCCAGTATGTAAATCATAGTTCTTCTTGTTTGTCATATTTTTTTCTATTAACTCAATAGTTTTTACTACTTGACTAATAAAATCTTCCTCTTGTTGAGTTTGAAATTCTATTTGTTGTAAATCTGCAATTGTCTTTTCTATAAACAAGTTTGGACTTTCTGCTTCTTTAATTTCTATTTGTATTCTTTGTGCTAAATTAAATATTTCTCTTTTTTTAGTATAATCTTTCAAAATCTTATAAATTGTTTCAGGACTGCTATTTGACACATATTCTCCAAGTATTGATAAATATGCTAGAATACTACTTGATGAGTTGTCATTAATCTCATTTTTTATTGTTAGTATGCTTATTTCTTCCTTTTTCTTTTTTAATTTATTAATAGCTTGAATAATCTTTTTGTGTGTTGGATTTATAAAGTCCTTTTCTGTTAATTCAAATTGCTCTCCATGAAAAATTGCATAGAATAACATAGCTTTCTCTATTTCTTCGTCATACATATCTCTTTCCTCCTTCGTTTAGTTTTTTTAAGTATTCTTCTTCTGTCATAGTCGTTTCTTTATACTCAACTTTTTGTTTTAATTCTTTCTTATCGTCTGAATTTAATGCAAATAAACCTTGCCAATTATTCATAATAGACTTGTTAATAATCATAAGTTGTTCTTCTTTGTCTTGCGAAAGTTTAAATAATTTATCTATTGCAAGTTCTAATCCACGTGTGGTCATTGGCTTTTGTATTGCTTTTCTCATTTTTATAAAATCACAGAAAGCAATTTTTATTTCTTCGTCTTGTATTTTCTCTTCTAATACTCCATCCAATTCTGTCGACTTTTCTTTTTTTATTTTTTTTATATTGTCTTTGTCTTGTCTTATTCTATTTATGTCTACGGTATTAACTCCGCTTTTTACTACTATTTATACTACGGTTTTTACTACTATTTGTACTTTCAAAATTGACAGTACAAATTTTATATTTGTTTGGACTACCTTTTTTTCCTTTTTGGTATTCAAATAGTCCTACTTCGATTAATTTGTCCCTACATGATATCAAGGTTGCTTCTCTCCCAATATCTACTAGTGCCATTAATCTGCGGTTATCTACTGTAACCCATTCGCTCCACCCAGCTTTATTAAATAGTGCAATTAGCTTGTACCATAATAATTGTGCTGAACTTGGCAAATAATTAGTTTCGAGCCACTTCTCAAAGGCATTAATCAAATCGATATATGTCATCTACTGTTCCTCCATTAGAATTTTTATTGTCTTTAGTAATGCCTTCTTTTCTGCCTCTAACCTACTTATTTCTTGCAAATACTCAAATTCTTTTAAGTTTGAATTTTCTTTTTCCATTAATTTTTCCCTTCCTTTCTTAGTTCTTCATAACATTTATCAATAGTTTCTTTCATTTCTCTTTGGTTGTATTCCATTGACTTTATTAAAGTTTTTACCATTGATTGCATTTGCCAATATAAATATGTAATACTCTCTTGTGGTTCTTTAAATACAAAATGTTCTTGTTCTATACAATGTAAAAACTCTATGTCATCACTTAATTGTGCTTCTGCTAATTCAAATTTCCATAATATATCTTTTTCACTCATAAAAATACCTCCTGACATACCTATAACAGGCTTGACAAGAGGATTTTAACCGTGATAAAATATGAATACGGCTAATAAGCTATTGTCTTATAGCTGTTATAAGCTACTTAATACTGGATAGTTTTCTCAGGACGATGCAGTGTTAAGTAGTGTTTTTATTTAATTATCTTTTTCAATTATTATCTGTTTTGTTTCTTCATTAAATATTACTTTAACATTTCTATTTTCTTGTGATATCCCCATATCTTTTATCCAAGATATAGGCAAGCTTATTCTTGGAGTTAGATACCCATTACCACTTTTTCCAAATAATACTTTCAACTTTCTTTCCTCCATATATAAGCCCTCCTTTCTTGACTTTCGTACGTTTTTGATATATACTACTTATCAAGAAAGGAGTTAGAGAGATTTTTAGTAATCTCTCTGACCTAGAGCATTATACATTAGTTGAGCTTGTTCAAAGTTGTGTTTTGCTCTAATTTTTCTTGTTTTGGCTAGTCGCTTTGCTTGGTAGGCTTTGACTAGCCTTTTTATTATACAAGAAATCATAAGCTGTCCATCTCCTTCCGACACGTATATATTATCATTACGACACGTAAAAGTCAATACTATTTTTAAAACTTTTCAAAATATTTTGTAAGTATTGATATTACTGCATTTTCTGATAAACTTTGGTATTTTTATTAAGTTGTCAATGTACTTTATATTAATGATTTCATAAATAACTTTTGCCAATTATATTTATGAAAGACGTCCTTGTATGAGTTTTCTCAAACTCCTTCTGTGTGTCTTTTCTTAATTGATTAATTATTTCTTCATTAGAATGACATTCTGAACATATTAGCTTAACAAATTTATGCTTAATACTTCTTTGTCTGTTGCTGCCTCCGAAAAATTTCATGTGAATCTAGTCTTTTACTATACTTGCCACAGTATTCACATATTCCCGACTTGGTCAAGCTTTTATCTCTCTGTCTTTCTAACTTTGCTAGCTTCTTGCTTTTCTTTTTCATAGTTCTAATTTCTTTGTATTTTCGTTCTAGACAATTTTCACATTTGTTTAATGTAATTTGCTGTTTAGTCAATCTACAAAAGAAATATGGCTTATATTTCTTAGTTCTTTTAGTGAAATAAATACAACTCATTTATTACACCTCCAGCGTTGGTATTCCTAATTCGCTGCATAATTGAATTGTTATGTCTAAAAGCTCTGTCATTTCCTTTGTATTCATTTTTGAACTTCCGATATATACTTTATATATGTTACATTCTTTATCGTTTACAACTTGTTTTCGTATGAATTTGACACCCCTAAATGTCTTTCTAAGTGCCTCTTCCATTTCTGTAGCTGTGATAATATAATCTGATAATGCATCAGCTCTTTCTAGCAACGTACAATACACTTCCATGTCGTCTTGATTTTGAACTTTTGCTATTTTATGTATTAATTCCCAAAGCATTTTATTTTGTTGTAAGCTTCTTGTTGTTTTCTTTTCTTTGACCTCATAGAATTTTGTATTGTCTTGCTCTAGTAACCAATTTACCACCTGTTTTTGCGTTCCTATCATGCTTGTTTTTCCTTATCTGGTAATTCACTAACTTTCTTTAAAACTGATGTATATTGCTCTTTTGTTAAATCTGATGTATTTTTTATTCCATAATTCTTTTCTAATAGTTCTGTAACATTTAAACCTTTTCTCATCATAAGTGAATATATAGACTTAGCTTCTGTTTCTGTTACTTTATTTGTATTTTTGTCTTCTTTTTTATCATTTCCAGTTTGTTTTCCTAAACTTGCTCCATCATCATCTTCTGTTGCTAATCCAAAAGCCATTAATAAACTATATCTTCTTGCGTATGTTAAAGCTGATCCTTGTTCCTGTGCTGGATTAGATTTTCCACTTAGTATAGCGTTTACAACCTTACAACCTCTTTTAGGTTTCTCTTCCCATTTTCCATCTATATATCTATATGTGACAATATAGTCTTCCCCCTTGTCGTTTGTTTCAACTTCTTGATAGTATTTCATATTATTTTGTTCTAAATATTCATGCACTTGTGCTAAATCTGTATATTTATAACCATATCCTTCTTTATTTTTACTTAAATTATTCTCTGCCATAATATATTTCCTCCATATCTTCATATTTCCATATATATCCCTTAGCTGTCTTTCTCTTATTATTGCAACATTCCCATATGTTTCCTGTATTTATTCCTAGTTCTCTACCAGCTTTTCTAACTCCATTCCACTTTTTTATAAAATTTCCTTGCAAATCCAATTGTATTATTGGTTTTCCATATTTTTTGCTTATTCTTTCTTTTCTTGTACCATAATTGACATTGTATTTATTGGTGCAATATTCTAAATTATTAATACAATTATTTTCCTTATTTTCGTCTTTATGATTTACTTGTGGATAATTCCTACAATTATCTAAAAATGCTTGTGCTACAAGTCTGTGTATTAAGAAATTACACCCCTTGTTATTCTTAGATAAACATACATGCAAATATCCTCTTTTCTTGTCTTTAACAGGCTTTAAAATTTTTTCCTTATTTCTTTTCATTGATTTAACTCTTCCAAAATTGCTAACTAAATATTCTTCATATCCATCAATTGCTTTCCATGTTTCATTACATAAATTGTCTAAATAATCCATTAGCTTTCCTTTCTCAAAGTTCCATTATCATATCTATCATCTAATTCTGTTTCTATTTGTTTAATTTGACTTTGTAATGTTTTTAGTTGCCTTTTAGTACATATGTAATGCCTTAACAATGTTTCGTTATTCATGTCTTTAAATTCCATTTAATCCTCTCTTTCCATATCTTCTTTTTCTGCCATTGCTTCATAATACTTGTCCCAATCTGTTGATCTTCTATAATAATTCTCATATTCATCTTCTGTAATACATTCTGTTATGTTATAGTCTGTTATCATAAGCTAGTCCTCCTCATCTTGCATCAAAGCTTCATACCTTTTCTGATATTCGTCTGGTTTTAATTCTTTAACTAAATCAATAATTCTTCCATACTTGCAATTATAGCCGTCCATTTGTAATTGCCTTTTATTGCTATTTAATTCTGTATTGTTTATTAATAAACTTAGTAATTCATTTAGCCTTCCTTTTAATTCATTATTCTCATTGTATAAGCTTAAATAATCGCTTAATTTTAAAGTTACTTTATTTTCTTCCATTTTTCTTTCCTTTCTTGACACTTCTACTGAAATTTGCTACAATAACAGTAGAAAGTGAATTTATATAATTTGTTTTTTGAAGCTAGTTTTTAGATTGGTAGTCACGAACTAGTTTCTTTATTTTTGCTAAAACTAACTCTGAACTAAATTGACCTTCAAAACTTAAATCAGCTACATTTTTTAATATTAATTTTAAGTTTTCAATTTCATCTCTTAGTCCTGTGTTGCTTGTTGACTGTAGACCATCTCTTTTCTTTAAATCCTCAATTAAGCTTTCTTGATTTTTAATTGTAGTTTCATATTCTGCTATAATTTTGTCTTTTCTTACTTTTAACATCTCTCTTCCTCCTTCTTAAATAAAAAATAATATAAATAAGCTTGCGTAAATTAGTCCAAATGCCATGCTTTCTATTATTTCTATAATGATTTTATTTTGTTGTTTTCTTAAGTGTTTAGATTTCTTTTTCATTTGTATCTCACCTCCTATAAAATTTCTTTTGCTAGTTCTTTAAGAACTTCCTTTTTGTCTTCTTCTTTCAGTCCTAATTCAAATAAAAATACTGCTCTTTTATCCGCTATTTGCTTAACTCCTGTGCCTTGTAATCGTGGAAAATCTTTACTATTAAAAATATTTCTCGCCGTATTTTCCCCTACACCTCTCCAAGCTGCATAATCATATGGTGTTATTGTGTCTGGCAATTCTTCATATCTTTTTGTTGATTTCTTTTCTTGCATTTTTTTCACCTCCTTAATTTATTTCGTGTTATCTCGCTCCACTTTTAGCAGACTTTTAAGATAAAAAAATTTTATCTATATTAGCATTTGGAAAGATATTCTTTATTCTTTCCATTAGTTCAAAACTAGGATTTCTTTGTCCATATTCTATCGCTTTGTAGTGTGAAACAGTTACATTCAGCCTGTTTGCCATTTGTTCTTGAGTTAGTTTATTTTTTATTCTAAATTCTTGTAGTTTTTCTCTTTTCATTTTATGCCTCCTTTCTTTTGTCTGCTGATAGTATACTCTACTTTCAGAAGACTGTCAAGCATTTTTTAAAAAAAACTTTTTTTATTTTCATTTTAATTGCTTTCAATTCTGGTCTACTGTAAGAATATATTTTTTCAAAAAACTATTGAAAAGTATACTCTGAGTATGCTATAATATGAACCATGAGGATGTGAAATTATGAATAGAATAAAAATATTGCGAGAAGAATTTAAAATGACACAACAAGATTTAGCAGACAAATTAGAAGGTTCTAAAAGTGTAATTGGATTATATGAAAATGAAACTCGTAAACCTAGTTTAGAGGTCTTAATTAGATTGTCCGAAATATTTAATTGTAGTATTGATTACATTTTAGGCAAATCTGACATACGCAATCCAGAGCAATCAGAAGAAGACCCATTAGGACTTGCTCAAATTGGTTTTAGCATGAAAGATTACAACCCTCCAACCGACAAACAACGTGAGCAGTTGGCAGAACTTATTAAGATTGTTTTGAAAGATAATAAAAAGAATATAGAGGATAAATAAATGGATTTAGAAAATTTATATGATTTAGCTGAAAAAGAGCATATTCAAATATATGATTGGTGTATTGAAAATGCTAATGGTGCTTTTATAAATATTGATAAATTAAATATTATTGCTTTAAATTATAATGAACTTGGTACTTATATAGATGAAAAACAAACTTTAGCTGAAGAATTACGGACATTATTACTATAATGCTACCTATCCATTATATTGTCAAGATTTACAAATTATATCTAAACAAGAACGCAAAGCAAAAAAGTGGTCTTATAATATATTAATTCCTTTCGAGAATTTGCGTAGAGCCATTTTAAATGGTAAGACAAGCATTTTGTTGTTATCAGAATATTTCGATGTTACAATTGAATTTATGAGCAACTGTATCGCTTTTTATTTAGAAAAATATGGACAATTGCTTACAAAAGAAGAAATGCTACAAGTTAGCATTTAATTTTTATATACTACACAAACGGAGGTTTCATATGGCAAAACGTGGTAATGGTGAAGGTTCTATATATTATAGCGAAAAATTAAATAAATGGGTTGGTCAATTTACTGCTGGAAGAAAAGCAAATGGTAAAATAAATCGTAAATCTGTCTATGGCAATTCAAGAAAAGAAGTAAAGGAAAAGATTACATTAGCTTTAGCAGATGTGCAGAAAAACACTTTTATTGATAATAAAGACATTACAGTTGCAGAATTTGGCAAAGAATTACTTGATACTAAACTACAAACAAATAAGATTAGCGAAAATAGCTATGTTATAAAAAATTACTCACTAGAAAAAATTAAAGATAGTAATATTGGTAATTGTCAAATTCAAAAAATCACATACACACAAATTCAAGCCTTTCTTAATACCTTGACTGACTTATCTAACTCTTATATTCAAAAAATAATGATTGAGTTAAATAATATCTTTCGTGAAGCAGTGAAAAGAGAGTATATTTATAAGAATCCTATGTGTAACATAGAAAAACCTAGATCAAGAAAAGTAACTCGTAAGGTAGAGGCTTTTTCGGTCGATGAACAAATAGAACTATTGAATAGATTTAAAAATAGTAAATATGGTGATTTATTTACTATTGCTATATTTACTGGTATGAGAATTGGAGAAATATTAGCTTTACAAAAAGAAGATATTGATTACAAGAACAATATTATTCATATTACCAAAACTTTGACAAAAGATTTAAAACAAAAAGTTAAAATAGGCATTGTCCCTAAAACTAGCAATTCATATAGAGATATCCCTATCACTTCTCTTTATTCTAACAATTTAAAAAGTGCAATTTCTAATATGATAGAAAACGACAATAACTTAATTTTTACATCACAACAAGGAAATATATTTAGACCAAGTACTGCTAATTGCTTCTTTAAACGAATTTGTAACAAAAAACCAATATTGACTTCACATGAAGTTAATGTTCACATGTTGCGCCATACCTATGCAACCAGATGTATTGAAAATGGTATGCCTGCTGAAGTATTGCAAAAACTTCTAGGTCATGAAAATATTCAAACTACGATTAATACATACACTACTATATTTGATAAATTTAGAAATAATGAATTAGAAAAAACTACAAAAAAAATCGCAGTTGCATTAAAATTGCATTAAATTCAAAAGAAAAAACAAAAGAAACATTGATTTTTCAATGTTTCTTTCCATTTTTAATCTTGTGCGTATGGTAATTTTTCTACTTTTTATCTTTTTATTTTGTGTTTTATAATTTCTTATAATATGCTATTTTATGCAGTTTATCCATATTTCTTATTTTTCTATTTCATTTCGCTTTTCTTCGTTTTTTATATTTTTTCCTTGGCGTTGCATTAAAAATTGCATTAAATTATATTGCAGTATGATCTAGTATTGCTAATAAGTATATTTTTTGTATAAGTCCTTTATTTTCGCTTATAATTTTCAGTTCTTTCTTATTAAATAATTTTTTATTCTGCATTATTCTTTTTTGTATGACTTCATTTTCTTTTGTATTCATCTCTATATTTCCCTCTTTCGTATAATTTTTGCTCATAATTTATCGAAAGAGATATAATAAATACATCGTATAATATTATATCTTTTTCGTATAAAGTAGAGGTAGCTATTCGCACAAAGCTATCTCTTTTTATTCGCACAGATATAATATTTCACTTAAAACATAAATTGACTTTTTTATTGTATCAATATATTTTTAATAATACAATACTTTTTCCCTTAAAACATTTAGTAGTAAATACTATTTATGATATTCATATAGTTCATTAATTGATACTTTGAGAGCCTCTGCTAGCTTACACATTACTAGCAATGTTGGTTGTCTTTCTCCATTTTCAATATATCCTATATGACTTGCGCTTATACCGCTTAATCTTGCTAATTCTTCTTGACTTAAATTCTTTCTCTCTCGTACTTCTCTAATAAAAAATGTTATCATTTCGACACTCCTTCGTGTCTTTAGTATTTACATTTTTTATTAAAACATACTTTTCAACCACTATGGTGGTTATTTTATTACGCTAAAATATTATATCTGTATATAACTATATAGTAAACATTTATAATTGTCAATTCTTTTTAGAAATTACTTTTTTCTTTTTCTTATCGATTTACAAAAATCTATAAAACTCATATTGCTAATTGCTCTTAAAGTTCTTGTTGATAAAAAATTATATTGCATTGCTATTTTGTTCCATTCGCCCTTAGACGGTATTTTGTCTAGATCTTTAATGGCTTGTACAGTTCTTTCATAATCGTTCATGAAATCACTTCCTTTTTGCTTTTATTATAACATATTGTTCTACATTTTTTTGTTGAAATTTGTCAATTTTAAAAATACTTTAATATTGCATTTTCAGATTACATAGATTATAATGTCTTCAATATAATCTATATTAGAATTTTAATCATTCTGTTAGATAATATTTTTCATCAACATTTTCATATTAATCTAATCATACTGGAATTTAAAAATAGATAAAAGTAATATATTTATCAACTAATAATTTCTTTATTTAATCTAAATATATTAGAAGAAACGGCTCAGAACTTAATCTAAGCCGTTTTTATTTACTTTTTACATATTTTATGATATAATATTTTAAATTTTAAAAAAGAAGGTTATTAATATGCATAAACAATGTGAAAAGTGTCCAGCTAACAGAGTTATGTGTCAGTATTGCATTTATAATAAAAAAAATGTTGTCATTGAAGAAAAAGATTATGAACATACTATCTATTATAACAATATTCCACACGACAACAAAAGCAAAAAAGTTTGTCCAATTTGTCACAAGATCTATACTGACTATCCTGCAACGTCGCGAAAAGATAATAAGACCAAAATCTGTTATAAGTGTAGTCTTGTAGAAATGAAAGACGATATTGCTCGTTTTTTATTTAACAAAGGCTATAGTCAAGAAGAAATAGAAGATACACTTGAAGAAACAGATTACTTAAACGGCTTAGATTAAGTTCTAAGCCGTTTTTTATATTTAGATTAATCTACCTTACTCTAATTTTCTCCTTGTAAAAAATGTAATTTTGGAGATTTGGGCTTACAAATATAAAGCTACACGGAAACCATAAACATCATAGCCCAAATAGGTATCCCAACGACAAGAAGCTGATCGCCAACTGCCCCATTTGTAATTCCCCCCACGGCAAGCTAATTCAACGTCACTTCTACTCTCCATAGTCCACTCCCATACGTTTCCAGCCATATCGTAAATATGCTTTTGTTGATATGTTGTATTGCTTCCAGTAGTTGCTATATTCCCTGAATAGTTTCCTTTTCCAGTACTATCTTTGACATAGCCTGTTGCAGTTCCACTCTCATAGTTTGGATCTATAAAATTCAATGCTGCGTCCCATTGTACTCCATAACATAAGGTACTAGTTACTTTATGAACACCATCATTTTTATACATACTTCTTGATATTTTTATTAATCCATAGTCCTCACTATTCGGTGTATAATCCATAATATAATTCCAAACTCCTACTCCTTTTTGGCTGACTGGTTTAACTGTTCCGTCTTGCGTTTGTTTATTGGTATCATTAGTTTCTGTGGAAGCTGTTGTTCCTGCTACTCCTGCCTCGAACCTCGCAATGAAGAACCCTTTGTTATCTTTCACACTTTTATACATTGCTATACTTTCTGCTGTTCCTGCTGTACTATTAGCTGGATTTGGCTTTCCTGGTGAGCCAGCAGTTGTAGTATCTCCTGCTTCACTAAAAACTCCTTGCAAATCCCCATTATAATCATATCCATTAATCAAGTGGAATTTACTATAATTTGGTACTGGTATCCATACAAATTGATTTCCATGCTTACTGTTATCTAAATCATCTCCTGCTACATCTGATATAACAAGTCCATCTCTTACTGTATTTTTATCTGTTGGGTCATCTTTGCTATCTTCTACAACACAAAATCCTCCTGGTATTGGTGCTTTGTCTCCATTTTCATCTGTATATTCTTCTTTATCTGTCTTTACTATTTCACCCTTTTTTATTGGTTCTTTAATTGGTGGTGGATTAGTCGTTCCTGCTCCATTGGTATAGTTATTAATAGTATTTCCTAGATTATTTAAATACTCTTGCTCATTTTGCATTGCTTCTTCTGTTTTGTTTTTGGCTTCTTGTGCTTTCTTAAATATGCTGTTATCTCCCATGACATAAGTAATGGTAATTCCTGTCAAAATTAAAAGTACCACGATGGTTACAACCAAAGCAACAAGCGTTATTCCGTCTATTCTCTACTTTTGTATTCTTCATTATCTTTCCTCCTTTTTTCTTTAGTATTTACCTCTTTTGTTTATTTTATACTAACGTCTTAGTTATAACACAACGTTATAAAACATGTCAATATATGTCATGTTGTTTTCTGTTTTGAGATATGTAAGTTACTATCTACAATTAAATCTTTTGAATATTCTTGATGTTAATAGCACAAGTAACAGTCTTATATTTACCAATCACAGCTCTATCTCCTTTTACTTCAATTACATCATATTCTTTATAATAACAGACGAATGGTTGATTATTATATTGTACTGCTTTTAATACTTTTACTTTGTCGCCTGTTTTGATATTCTTCACAGTTGCTGGCTTACTTGTAGTTTGTGTGTTATTAGTGCTTGTACTATTTTTCTTTAAACCAAATCCACTAACGATACCATCTGCAATTGCTTGTGCTATTTTATCTTTATCCTTTTGATAAATATTCATGTCGTTTTTATTATCAATAAAACAAGTTTCTAGCAATGCTCCAGAAATACCTGCATTTTTTACAGTATTAATTACCAAGAAATTAGTTCTCTTAACTCCGTCGAAGATGCTGTCATTATCTCTTAATGTAAAGAATTTGCTCATATTTTTCATAATTGCTTGTTCCACAGTAATTCCATTTTCTCTAGTTGTAACAAAGCATTCTGATCCACGCCCCTTGCCATTTGCTGACGCATTAAAATGTATTTCTAATACATAGTTATATTTGTCAATACTAAACTTGCCATTTTGCACATCGTAAAATGCATTTCTATTCTTATTATAAATATCTACTGTTGCATATTGTTTTAGCTTCTTTGCTAAATTCTCTACTAGTTCTCTTGTTAAATCCGCTTCTTTATATCCGTTGCCACAAGCTCCGTGGATCACCTGCTCCGTGACCTGCAATTAATAGTATTTTCATAATTTTTCCTCGCTTTCTTTTTTATACTTTTCTTTGAAAATATCAGCGATTTCTGATACACAACAATAAATTGTTAAACATAAGATAAGTATTATCCATACATTCATATCTACTTGTCCTCACTTTCGTTTTTTTCTTTTTTTGTGAAATAATATGTAAATACTGCTGTTGATAAGTTAGTTACTAATATTAGCAAATTTTCTGCTAAATTAAAGCCAAATAAACTTGCTATTACAATAGCAAACAGTAATATAATCATTGCTACTGTTATAAAACTTTTTAAATCATTCCATGCTTGTTTCATAGTCTTTTCCTTTCTTTTTATTTAATTATTAGTGCTATTAAAGCACCACCACCAGTTCCAATAACTAGTGAGATTACTGATGTTATAATATACATTTTTATGCTATCCCAATTTTTAGCAGGCTTTTCTTCTACTTCTTTTAATCTATTATCCATGCTGTTGACATCTTCACGCATAGCTTTTGTTTCTGAAGCTAATAATTTTACTGATGAAGCTAGTTCGTGTATATTTTCCACTTTTTCTTCTAAACTGTTTATTCTGTGCGTATTAGATTTCTCTCGTTCTTCTAAATGTGCTACCTTTTCTCTTAGATCTTCCATTCTTAGACCTCCTCTACTTCTTCATATAAATCAGGACTTGCAGTCACAGCTAAATAGATTTCTTTAAAGGTTTGACGTGGTATTTCTTTTCCTTCCTCGTCATATTGTATTTGTTTTTCTCTTAAAACCTTTCCCTCACTTGCAACTAATTTTCTTAGTTCTACTTGCTTGCTTTGTACTTCCATTCTATTTTCCTCCTTCTTAAGATACTGTCCAGCCTTTGCTGGTTGCTATTGCAATTTCTTCTTCTGTTAATTTTGCTATGTTAGTTGCTCCTAGTTGCAATGACTGTGCTTTACATCCTTTAGTTGCTATATCATATAAATTATTTATTACATTCATTAAACTTGCATGTGTTAAGTTTTGACTGTAATGTAAATCTAATTTATAATAGTAGGCATTTGAGGATGTTGTTGTGCTATACGCCATTCCTAAATTTTCCAATCTTCCTAAATTCTCTAAGGCATTACAATTAGAAAATGCACCTCCTATATTCCCAACTTTTTTTGCATTAAAACCTTGTATTGTTATTACATTCGTGCAATTGCTAAATATACTAGCCATAGATGTTACATTACTTGTATCAAAGTTTTCGTTTATACTACTAAAACTTATATTTTTACACTTACATTGATTAAACATATAATTCATAAAATTTGGTTTTACATTAAAATTTATTTTTGGAAATGGAATATCTGGATAATAAGCAAAAAGTCCAGTTGTATCACTTTCCAAAAATCTTGCAGTAATTGGAATTTTCTTTAACAACTTTGTCCAAGCTGGATTAGTAGTTCCACCCAATGTATCACTTATAGTACTGTTAAAATATTCGCTAACATCTCCACTACCCACTTGAATACTGCTTATCTTATCTGCATAACTTCTAAAAGTATCGTTGTCTGTAACTTCTACACCTTTAGCTTTTATTGCATTTTTTATTGCCTCTTTCGTTTCTAAGGTATAATTTAATTTGTCTGCTATTGACAATTAAACCACCTCCCCATTTATGCTATCTAATATGATAGAAATGTTTCCTACTACATTTTCTAGTATTGTAACTTTCCCTTTCACTTCTGAATTTTGCTTATTTATGTTTTCTGTCATTTTTCTCAATGTGTTCTCATCTGCATATTTCATCTAAATACCTCCTAAACAGTAGTATTAAACATTTCATCTATTTCTGCATTTGTAATTGGTACTAAGTCCGTTTTCTTTAAATAATCTGTCAAATCTACTTCTGTTGTCCCAATTTTTTCAAATCTATCTGAAATCCAAATATACTCGTCATAAGCATTTGGATTTACTCCATTATTAGACACCAAATAAATTACTCCAGCATCTCCTTGTTGTGGTAATGTATCTACTATTGAATAACTTATTCCTTGTATATTCTTTATTGCATTTGATATCGCTGTATTTACATTATCCGCTGTTTGATAAGCAGATAGATCTGGCTTATTTGTTAAGTCTTCATAATTTCCACTAAATGAACTATCTCCTGCATTTAATATTTTCTCTTTTAATTCATCTGTTAAATCATTTGTAGACAGCCCTTTTCCCTCTATTTTATCCACTTTGTTTGCTAATTTTAACTTTATTTTTTGCCATACATATAAAAAATTATCTTTGCTTAAATAATATAGTTTTTCCATCCCTAATCCTCTCTTTCTAATAATTCTTCTATTTCTGAATTGCTTAATTCACTAATTCCTAATTCTTGTAATTGTTTATTTCCTATTAATGGAACATTGTTTATTGATGGTAAATTTTGTAGTCTTTCATAATCTGATGTTACTACTTCTATTGTGTCTGTTTCTAATTCTATATCTAGTGTTTCTTCATCTTTTAAAATTATTTCTAACTCTTCTTCCATAAGTTACACCTCATTTTCTGTGAAAGTTACTTCTTGTGTCAATTCTAATATCCCTATTGTAGTCTGTTTTATAAGTGGCTGTCTATTATGTACTTCTATATCAAAATAGTACCTTGTATATCTTAGATTTTCTGTATCCTCTGGAAGTATAGTAAAATGATAATATCCATCTTCATCTTTTGTTATATCTTTATTAGTAAGTCGTTTTTGAAATAAAGCTTCTTTAGAATGATAGCTTTCTTTAAAAGTAATATATATTTCATTAAATCCTATGTCACATTCTGTACCATCTTTATTTTTAATTTTAAATTTCATAGGTCGGCTGTCGCCTCTTGGCATTGTTATTCTCATTTTTGTACCTCCTCAATATATACAATAATACTCTCTAGTCTTGTAGATCTTCCTTTAGCGTCTTCTAAGACTAATGAGTATGAATTTAATCCAGGTTTATTTAATACATAACCATTAATTTCATTAACATCATTGCTAATTATATTTCCATCACTATCCCTTAACACCGCCTTTGTTACAATTTCTGGTTTTTCGACTATGATAGTTTGTGGTCCTGTATATACCTCGTCTCTTAAATTAACTTGTGGTCCTTTTTTGTTAATTATAAAATTTACTTTTCCGCAAATTCCGTATGCTTCTGTTTTGCTTAAAAGGTACTCTCCATCTGTTAAAGTTTCGCCACTTACAACTGTCCTTGTTGTCTTAGTTACCTTATTATATAAATAGCCTGTTCCGTCAAAACTTAATGTTAAATCAAATTCATAATCTCCATCCTCAATTATTCTATTAGTTGTATTATTTCTACTATATAGAAATACACTATCATTTCCAATCACTATTTTTTGAATTAATAAATGAACATTTATAGAACTTTCTGGCTTTTGAGAAGCAACTATCTTAACTCCTCCTCGATAACTTTCTGTATGATACTCTCCAATATCTGCATTCGTATGACATTCCACCAAATAATCTTCTGTTATTCTACTATCTTGTATCTCACATTCCCATTTGCTCGTAGTTGCATTTTGTGACCAGCTACTAACATTTAGAGATACTGTTTTATATCGTGGCAATTCCATATCCCCTTTTTCCCCTTGTTCTCCTTTTAAACTCTCTAACCATTGTTCTATTGTTCCTTCAAATCCATTTTTTACAGCAATTTGATATGCACTATCTCCTTTTACACCTTCAACTAATTTATCAAGTTTTTTCTTGTATTCATTTGTAAAGTCATTTGTTGATAAATCTTTACCGTAGTTTCTTTTCTACTTTATTTTCTATTGCATTGTCTATGAGCCTATTATTTGTGTTTGCTACTTCTACATCATAATTTTCTGACTGTTTCGGAAGTATTAAATTTAAATTTTCTGTATATTCTGCCATACTTGCCTCCTACTCTATCTTTAATAAAACTATACGATATTTATAACCAGTTTCAGATGTAATCGGTCGAACAAGTGCTGTACTTTCATCTGATAAAATAATATTTTTGGCACAAATCAATATATCTGAGTTTCTACGTACAACTGATAAGGGCACTCCTCCTCTTATATAGCTTATACTATCATACATTGTTCCAAATACATACATATCACCTGACTCAGTCGTTCCTCTTATTCCCTCTGCACTAATTACTACACAGTTAGTTTTATTAAATCCTTCTGGATAATTTGTACTAACTTCTTTACTTTCTCCATCTTGTGCCAGATATCCTTCTAAGACTGCAATATTTGCTTGTGTAGTAGTTATCTTAATATTTTTGCTTCCATCAAAATTAGCCTCTCCTTCTACTGCCCCCTCTAATTTTATGTTTCTTGGATTTTGCAATTTAGTTGCTGTTCCGTGCATTACCAGTACAAGAACTAGCTGTACTAGCATTACCAGTACAATTACTAGCAGTTGTAGCTGTTTTTGCATTGCCTTCCAAATTTCCTTTAACATCTGCCTCAATTCCTCCTTCTACAATTACCTTTCCTTTTATAATATTGTCTTGGTCTTTTTTTACTAGATTTTCTGTCATTGTATCAATATGATTTTGGAACTTCTGATATAATTCTTCTCCATCTACACTTATTAATGAATTTACAATTCCACATAAACTTTTATCTAGTCTTGTATCTACAATATCTGCTTCCGTTAGATTACTTGTACTTTTTACTGTTATTTCTGCAATACAAATTTCATAAATATTGTCATCTCTTTGTAAAGTGGCTGGTATTGTTCCATTTCCTTCTTTGATATAAAGTTGTGTTTCTCTTATAGCTAAAGTATCATCTACTCTTATTACTACTCTATCTTTTCTTTCTGCTGTTGCTGGTCTTTCTAGTACAAATAAAGTATCGTTTTCTAACTCATAATCTGCTCCATTAATAATTCCACAACCTTTTCCTACTTTTACTGTAAGTCCATTGTCTAAACTCACTTTCATACTATTTTCGCCATAGTTCTTGTAGTGTCCAAAGTAGACACCATTTGATAAAAACTTAGCAAAGTATTTTCTGAATATCTCTGCTTCGTATAATCTATCATCTTCCATTCGACCACTTTCTCCATTTAAAACCTCCATACTGTCAAATGGAAAACTTTTTAATGTTACTGGTGTTGACATTTTTTCTCCTTCCCATAAAAACAAGACCTAAGAAATAGGTCTTGCAATTACTCTTTTTATTTCTTCGCCTAAACTTGGTACTTTATCACCAAAGCCAAGTTCGACAGTTATATTGTTTCTTTCATATATTTCTTTTGCTTGAATAATACGTTTGTCTTCGTAAATTCCATCGCTTTCTAATGTTACCAAATCTCCTAAGAAAAAGTCTTTTTCATATTCCATATTTGGTATTTGATATACTTTTCCCTCAACTGACTGAATAATTTTGTATGTATCAAGCTTCTTCTGTCCTTCTTGTCTTAATTCAAGTGGATCTTCTATATTATTTAAGTCTATTAAAACTTCTCTTCTATTAAACCCTGTTACTGTTCCTAGTACAGTTATTAATCTGTCCTCATTTTCCCCTTTCCCTGCTACATACCCTACATTTTTATAGTTTGTATTGTCGTCTGTTGTCTTCCCATCTAATAAATTTTTCTTCTTTTCTGAAAAAATAATATATGGATGTTTTGGATTTCCTTGTAACTGTTCGTGTGTATATTGTTGTAATTCTTCATGTGTAAACTTAGATAAAAATTCATGCACATTCGGACTTTCTACTTGATTTACTGTTCTATCTGCTCCTCTTACACTATCAAAGTAGATACATTTTTCATCTCTATTTAAAATACCTTTCCAACCTAGTCCTGTATCTTCCGAAATATGCTTTAATTCATCATGTAAATTTGTAAGTCTTGCTTGCCACACCGTTTTTATTCCTCTATTTTGACTAGGTGCAATTTTTATCCAAGAAATATCTCTCTCGGGTGTTCTAATATTATCGTAATAGCTTTCTACTAAATGCTTTTTCAAATAATGCTTTTGTATATTCTCTGCCTGTGTTTCTGCGGCCCTATCATACCCGTTTGTTGCAATAATTCTTCTTTTAGTTACTCCTTTTATACAAGTTCCACTAACTTTTAATGTCTTACTATTCTTTTCTGTAGAAGTTACTACCTTATCTATTAAAAGTATCTTATCATCTTTCTTATTTACTATTATCATATTATCTTTGTTTAGTTTATTTGTATTAGCCTTATTCTTGTTGATAGTCAATTCAAATGTTCCACACTCATAGTAATTCCAAGTGCAAATTAGACTTTCGTAATTAGTAATAATGCCGTAGAAGTTCAAACTTAGTATTTATAATTTCTATACAATTCATTTATACACCTACATACTTATTTGTATAGCCTTTTATTGTTACTTTATCCTTTGCTCCCTCTATATCACTACTATACTTAATCAAGTTCTTTCCTACTATTAATTTAAGAGACATGTTACTTCTTAAGTCTATGTTGTTATATACATCTCTCGTCTCATGTGGTGTTATTAAATTTACTGTTTCTTTTCCTTCTCTAGTATCAATTACTAATTTTTCTTTTTCTCCAATTTCCATGTTGACTTGTATGTATTCCCCTGTTGTCTGATTAGTTACACGTGGATTTTTGGCTGGTCCAACATATTCAATTTGTACTGGTGCGTCGGTATCGCCTTCATTTTCAATTTCTTTATAAAACGAAACTGTAGCAAATTTTGTAGCAAGCTTAAGCCCAAACTTCAAACCACCTCGCACAGATTTAATATCAATATCCTTTCCTTTTTCGTCTAGCCAGTATGGGTCTTGGCAATAAAAAGAGATAGTTGCTTTGTCATGATTTTTCTTTCTATCATTGAACTCTGCACTATCTTCTACTTTTCCATATATACGATATTTTTTATAATCATTTGTATAATAAATTAATAATTCCCCACGTTTATTTGTAGCTTGATTAAACGTTTTTGGGTTTATTATTCTAAATATTCTACGTCTTAGCTCGTATAACTTTTCCCTATTCTGTGTTCTTATTGTAACATCTAATTTTATTACACGTGGGTCTAATAGACTATCCTCACTACTACATCCATCTTGATTTACACCTTGACTTTTCTGTGAAGTCGCTCCTGGATGTCCTAAACCTGATATGTGAGATAAAAGTATATCTTCATTCATATTTCCTACACTACCAAATACTATACTTTCATTTAAAGCTAAGTTAATTACTTCTAATTTTTGCATTTTATCACCCCTAAATTCCCTCTGCCCTTAATTGTGCTGCTAAATTTTCACTTACATTGTTGAGTTTTCTATATGTCTCGCTTGGCATTTCGGGATTTTGTTCAATATAATTATTCTGTGTTACATTTACTGTTTTTGTTTGAGGCTTATTAGCACTTGCTTCATATTTATAACTGCTTGCTGTCCATTCTTTTATCTTTGCTTCTAAATTGCTATCTATTGTGTCTTGTATTTTTTGAATAATGTTCTGAATTTTATCTGCTATTCCATTATTAATACCTTGTGCTAATTTCTCTCCAAGTGTTTGCCCTGTTATTTCGTATTTATCACCATATTTTTTTAATAAATTAAGTATATTATCTTGATTTTGTTGAACATTTAAAAGCATCTTTTCTGCTGTTTCTTGTGCCATTTCTGTTTGCTTACTATAATATTCTTCTAATTCTTCTAGTTGTTTATTATATACTTCTTTTTGCTTTTCTGCTTCATCTTCTATAGCTTGTATTTTATTGTCTTGTTCTTCTTGCAATAAGTCTTTTTGCTCGTTTAAAGCTTCTTTCTTATCCTCTAATGCTCTAGCATCTAATGTCTTTTGATGTTCTGTTAATAACTTGTCTAGTTCTTTTTGATAGTTTGCTTTACTTACTGCATCATGTTCAAAAGCAATTAAATCTTCTAAACGTTTTCTTTTCTTCTCATATTCTGCATCTTCTTCATCTCGTGATTTTTGTTGCTCTGCTTTATCTAGTGCTGCTAATTCTTTTTCTATTGCTTCAATTTTTGCATCATATTCTTCGTTTATAGCATTAATACGAATTTCCTTTAGTTTTTCTATTTCTTCTATTTGCTTGTCTATAAATTCTTTATCTTTGCTTTGCATTTCTTCTAACTGCTTTGTAATAGCATTAGTTAATTGTGTTATTGTATTATCTACTGCTTCTACTCGCAAATCTCGTTTTTGTTGCTCATAATCTCTAACTACTGCTAGTTCTTCTCTATAAAGTGCTTTTCTTTCATCAAGACTTAATCTTTCATCTTTCATAATCTGCTTTAAGTATTTATTATGCATAGTAATTATTTTGTCATAATCTTTTGTTTGTTCTTTGACATCATAAGCTGCACCTTTTAAATTCTTTTGTTTTTGCATATATGCTTCATAGTCCTCTGTCTGCTGGTCTAGTATCTCCTTCTCTTTATTAGCTAATTCTTTGTTTAATTCATATATCTTCTCTCTTATTTCATTTTTTTCATCTGCTGTTTTAGCATACTTTCTTAATGCTGTTTGATACATACTAATTTCTTGTTTTAGACTTATTTGGTCCATTGCTTTCTTATGTTCTATTTGCTTTTTATAGTTATCTAATACCTTATTTTGATATGAACCTCCAGTTGGTGCTTTTGGAGTATATGTTGTAGTTACGTTACTTTGTAAGTCTGCCATTGCTGTATTTGATAAAGCCATAAGTGCTGTTGTTGCAGCTACTATTGACGCTCTCACTGCTTCAACTTTTTGTTGCGTTGCAGCAGCTATTTGTTGTACTTTTTCATCATTAGCCTGCATTGCTTGAAGTTCTGCAATACTTTCTTTTATTGTATTTTGTGCTAAATCCCATTCTTTTTTGGCAGCTTCTTCCTCTACTGCTATTGTCTTTTCTGTACTAGCAATAGTATTTTCATTTACTTTTGCTAGTTCTGGATAAGCTTTAACTAATTGATTTTTTGCGTCTTTATATTGCTCTGTTCCTGTTTTCCCTTGCTTTAAAATATTTAATAGTTTCTTCTTTCCTTCAATATCTGCTTGTGTTTGTGCAATATTAACTAAAGCTTCTCTACTTGCCTTGGTATTTGTTAATGTAAGATATTCTTGTTTCACTTTATTATAATCTAATGTCCTATTTAAGTTTTCTACTCTTTTATCATAAAGCTCAATTTGATTTTCCAAATCGCTTACAATTTCTTTTTGGTCTACTAATTGCTCATTTAGTCTGTCTACAACACCTATATTTTCTGGATCGAATTTCTTATGAAAGTCTATCGCTTCTTCCATCTCCATTATCATTTGCTTTCTTTTGTCTAATTCCTTCTTTAACTCTTCATTTTCCTTTTTTGTATTTTGCACTATTTCACTCGCTTCATTGCTTTCAGCTTCCGTATATGTCATATCATTGTTATAGAATTTTTGTATTAATTCTCCTACTCTTTGAGATGTTTCTACCATTTCATTTGCCTTATCTATAGTTTCTTGCAATTTTGTATTAAGTATTGTTAAACTTGCTATAACAGCTGCTATCGCTGTGGCAATAGCAGTAATTGGATTTATCAAAAGAGAAGCTGTAAACGCTTTTGTTGTCATGTTTGCCTTTTCAGCAGCTGCCGAATATGCGTTATATGCTTTTTTAGCTGTTGCAAGAACTACTATTGTTCCTAATAATGTAGTTGTAAATGTAATTACTCCACTAGTAGCCCCTTTGTGATTTTTAATAAATTCAGTTAGCCCTTGAGTAATCGATAATTGCAATGAACTATACTGTGTCAAAGTTGGTATCATACTTTCGCCAATAGTTCTACTTAATTCTAAATTTACTGCATTTAATTGTGCTTGCTGTCCTTGATAACCACTTGCCATTTCTGCTGCCGAACCTGTGAACATAGAAGCTTCTGCCATTATTCCATTATACACAGCTTGTGCTTTTTCTGCTTGTGTTAAGCTATCTGTTGTTTTTCCTATCTTTTGTGCATATTCTTCATACATCTTAGAAATGTTCTTTTGTACACCTGCTGCATCAGAAAGTACTGAATTTTCCATTCTAATACCTTCTGTTGTTACTCTAACAGCCTCAGATAAAGTATAATTTGCCTGTCTGTTTCCTACTGCTGCATCTTGAAGTACATTTAATATCTCTCCTGTTTGCTTTACTGTAAAGCCATAAGTCAATAAATTCTTTGTAGATGCTGTTACATCAGCATCATCCATTAATTTTAGTTTATTAACATCTTCTATGGTTTCTTTAACTTCGGTCATTGAATTATTAGTTGCCCTTGCTGTTTTTTCTAATGCTGTCATATTATTGACATAGCTATTGTATTTATTTACGCCCTCTTGTACTGCATTAGTAATTTGCTTTATTGTAGTAACTGCTGTGACAGACATTGCTATAAAGCTAGCATCTAATTGATTATTACTATTCTTTAATTGTTCATTTTGCTTTTCTATGCTTTGTAACTTTTTTTGAGCTGTTTCTAATCCCTTTTCAAGCCCTTCTAATCGCATCTTTAGGTTAATACTTAACTCTCCTATTGTTGTCTGATTTGCCAATTTATTCCCTCCTTTCCATAATAAAAGCACCAACATTTAAGTTGATGCTTAACTCTTTTTAAACCAAATCTCTAAATTTATCTAAGGTTTTTAAAATATTCTTCTTTAAAATTTAACATACCCTAAAATTTCAAATTCATATTCAGGTTTAGTAATTTTATTTTCATTACCAGAATCATACGTAGTAAATTCTCCTTTTCCTTCATTAATCATAACCATTGTACAATATGACTCGCTATTTTCTGAGCCTCCTGATTTCAAATTTACTTTGAGTGCTACTAAATATGTACCTGATTTTCTTTGTGTTGTTATTAGTCCTTTTCCTTTGTATGTTGTAGAATTATCGGTATAGGTAAAATCAGTTGTATCAGAGGTCATTGAAAAGTTAGTAATTTCAAACTTTGGCTTTGATAACAACATAATAATTGCTACTATAATAATTACAGCAATTATCGCTACTCCTACCCACAATTTCCATTCCTTTAGGATATTTTTCTTTTTTTCTTCCATTTCCATCCCCTCCTGCCAACATTCTACACTAAAGTTTAAAATATTGCAAGTTTTACTTTTTAGTTATATAATGCAAAAGAAAGTGAGGTGGATATATATGAGTAATCCAATTCAAGATATTCAAAGTGCTACTGAAAATCTTGCAAAAGTAATGGCTCGTAATGAAGCTTTTGAAAAGGGATATGCCGATATCTTTTATGAGCAACTAGTAGAAGAAATTAAAGATTTTGATAATTCATTAGATGAAGAACACGAAGTTGGTGTAAAATTGATTACGTATGGGAATACTTACCAATTTTATTTAACTAATATAGGGTATCATAATCCTTACTTAATTTTCTTCTATGGTGAACTTTCTGATGGTTCTCAAATTCAACTAATACAACATGTTTCTCAAATAAATTTTGTGTTAATAAAATTAAAGAAACAGCATCCTGAATTACCTAAAAGGAAAATCGGCTTTGGTGATTAACTTCTGTCTTTTTTATTTCAGAATTTCTGTAACAGTCAATAGGTATAGCAATGTCTACTGGCTGTTTTATTTTGTTTAATATGTTATCTATTTCTTTTATCTGCTTTTCATTATATTTCTTCATAATCTGCCTTTCCCTTAAAAATCTTCTGCTCCTACCTCTTCTTCATTACTGTCAGTTGCTTTGTTTAATTCTGCATATTCTTGCATAATTAACGGTATTTCATCTATGTAGTAATCTTCCATAAATGCTTTTTTACTTATTCCGATTTTAACACAGATGGCAATTGTTCTTTGAAGCCAGTTAGAATGGTCATTTTCTTCATTACTGACTTCATTTGCTCGAA